ATCATTTGGATCAAAACCATAAGAATTTCCTTCAGTTTGAAGGATGTCATTTATTCCATAAGTTGTACCTAGATTATTAGCAATTGGAATAATTGTTGTTCCAGAAAGTCCTGCAGTAGTAGAAGTATATGGCGAATTTATTGCACTGTTGTTTGTGGCAATTCTTTCGTAACTGTATGTGAAGAGTTCGGCTGTAATTTGGTATGAATACAATTTACCTAGTGGATAAAGAGGATTTTCGTGTTCTACAAAGTTGATTTCAAACAAAGATTTTGAAAGGGGAAAATAAATTAAATCGCCTTCTCTTGGTCTTGTAATAGTGTTATCTATATCAGTTATCTCTTCTTTAAATCTTCTTCTTGCCAATAATAATGATATTTTATCCTTTATCTCAAGCCCAAATTGTGTAATAACATCAGTTCCGTCAAATCCTTTATATGATTGAATGTACATTTCAACCATATAAGATTTTTCAAATGAAGATGCTGGATCTTCTCCAAAAATTTTATCTATGTTAAAGTATTTTCTTGGAACATAATAACAGTCTTGACCAACGCCTTGGATTAGTTCAACGGTTATATCTTCAACCAAATTTTGTTCTGGTCCATAAGAAGTTAGATTGATATAGGGATTTGTCGCCATATTATCCTATTAGTGGATCTGGTGGAAGTTCTTGTGTTTTAGTTAGAAGAATTTCAATTGCCTCTAGTTCTCTTGCGGCTTCTTGCATCATAGCAGGAGCATTTAATTGGGCTCCGCCCGGAAGTGGCATCCCAGAAAACTTTATTAAATTTTGAGCCCATTGTTTTTTCAAAACTGCAGCATAGTGTCTTTGAAATATACGATCTCCCCATGCTCTTGGATAATAATCTGGATTAACTTCGACATAGGCTTCGATCATCAAATAGTTTCCTTGTTCTAATTTTGATGCCTGAGTTTCTAAAAATAATCTATTTGTTGATCTTGTATATGTGTAAGAAACAGGATAATTGAATACATCATTTATTAGACTAATGTATTGCATGCTTTCCATATAAGTTGCCATTGGTCCCTGCGACAGACCACCTTGGTTAAAATAAAGTCCAAAGAAATCAAATAGTGTCATTTGATAACGCAAATCAAACATATAGTCGCCCGCCTGATCGCTTGGGCTATAAACTTTAGTAATGGTTCTAATATCTGATGCCGCAGGCCAGAATGCGGTCATGCCAGTAGATGATGTTACACCTTGAGCTCCAACTGCATAACCAAAGGTAGAAACATCAAAGTATTTATTGGCTACTGCTGTGGTTGTTACGGGAACAACAAATTGAGCTCTTTGATTAAAATCAAAATGACGCTCATGCATATATTCCAAAGATTCATCTAAACGATCTTCAGCTTGCTCTGGATCAACGTTGATTTGAATTACTGGTGCTCCCAGTTTTCTAAACGTATAATCTATAAATTGTTGTCTGTTTGTAATGGTGGCCATGAAAATATTTATGTATTTTCAATAACCTTATTAATATCTTCCATCAATTTTTCTTTTTCTTCGCTTGTTCCAATTGTAACCTGAATAAGATTCAAATTGTTTGGGTCAAAATTTTCAATCTCTTGTTTTCTTTGTTTTATTTCATTGTTATAAAAGTTTGGATCGTAATTAGTAAAACCTGGCATTTTCATAGGACAATTTAATACCGGATAGTCTAATTTTGAATATTCATTGCCATCTTTTACTAACCATGTAGTCGATTTATCGCCACAACCACATTTGGCGCAAAAGTGTTTAGTTTTATCTACTGCACTTTCACTTAAATAGGGGCAATGTGTTTTTACATCGCCCCCACCAAAACAAGAAAGAACTCTCAATTGCTTTGTTTGTAAATCTATTTTTTTATTTTTAAAGCCTCTTGATGCTATAGAGGCTGCAAACATAACCATTTTGTTAAACATAATCAAAAACTTTTATAATTTACAATAATTCCTGCGGGAAATACATAGCTTGAAAGAAATGAATCAAATGTTTTTAAACTGTTCAGCTTAGAACTGGATACTTGTACTTCAAAATTCGAATAGGTTGTAGGTACAATGTATACATCATTAAAACTAAAACCCAATAAAGAACATATAACATATTTTATTGCATCGGGTGTTCCCTTTATATTAAAATAATTTGCATCTGCTTTTGTTGCAAACTTTCTAATATTTGGCAACTTTTCTTTTAATGGACTTTGAGAAAAGTCAGCATTAGGAAAATAAAAATCTGCCAAAGATTCTAAAAACAATGAATTGATGTAATAAGGCACTCTAATTTTTTCCCAATCCAATTGAGCACCATAACCATACTCTAGACTAAAAAGCCATCTTAAATAGTTTTTAATAATTGGTACAATTGTTACATTTGTACTATTATTTTCATACTCTTTTAGAATCCATTCTTGAAAAAGCGACTCTATTGTTAGATTGTCACCAACCCATTTTGTGTCTTTGGTGTCTTCAAAATCACTACCAGCCACAGCTAAGGCATTTTGAACAGCCAATGCTATTTTTGTATCTAAAGAAATTTTTTGATTGTTGTATAAAGTAATCATTGCTCGTAGGCCAAATTTATTCCGGTAACAATTTTTGGTGTCAAATATTCCATTAACGTTGTTTGACCCGATGTAGACAAACCATCTACATAAATTTTAACTTTTCCGGGTATGCAGCAATCTGCTTGCACTGTTATTTTTGAACTGTCACTGGTTCCAGAAATGCCTGAACTTAAAATAGCATTCACATAATCATTTATAGTAACACATCTATCTTGGCCGGTCGCATTAAACAAAAGCTTGTACCGAGCTTGCGATACTGAAATTAAATTGTAACCATTAGTTGGAGTGGTAGTTGAGGAAAAATATGTTCCCGTAGCAGGAGTTATAGTGGCATTATTTCCTATTGCACCGTTTGAAGATACGGCAGCAATCAATACGGTACTTGCCGTTGTAATTGTTTCTGCAGTTAAAAAGTTATTTGTTACAATGTAACCCTGTGGTCCATTTATTACTGTAAAGGTTTTAGTATTATTTGTTTTTGCAGTAGTGCCTTTGTCTACTCTAGTCCATTGGTTTACACCAGTAGACCCAGTTAAGTTTTCATAAAACGAAATTGTTCTTGGATCAACCGTATATGGAAGTTCACAACTTTGTGTTGCGTAATCGTAATTTGTATAACTAACTACGTTTGAACCAGAATAGAGCGTTATCGATTTGCTGGTATTTAAAGGAACTTCTTCTGTGTTGAAAAAATAAGTTTGAGAGCCACTTGGTGTTGTTGCTCTAAAGGTTGTATAAGCAGCTAAAGTAGCGCCATTGGCGGTAACCGTTCTGGTAGAACTAGCGCTTTGTATCGGCGTGATTAAAACAGAACTATTTGCGGCAATTCCCAATAAACTATTCAATAGAGTAGTTGTTGTAGCAAATGAATTTACAAAACCAAATTGTGCATAAATTCCATTATATGCTGTGGCCGTAGCTAAAATATTAATTAGTAGATTGGCCGCACTTGCATTATTTTCAAAATCTATATCTGCTAAATCAGGTTGTTGCTTTAAAAAAGATATCAATGATGTTTTTATATCATCAAAATCCAAAGATGCTACGTTTAAATTTGAAAGTTGATAGGTCATTATAGTTCTACCTCTACGAAGGTACTAGCATTAGAAATTTTACTAATACCATCAGAAATGTCGTATGTTATAACAAATTGAAATAAAGTTTCGGTTGAATATTTTAAAACAACTTTTACATTAAATATGTTTTTAATTGATGCAGCAATATAAGAAGCCATAGCTGTTTCTAATTCACCCTTATTTGCTTTACCATCAAAAATGTAACTATAATAATCCGATCCCAAGTTTAAATCTGAAATAACTTCACCCTTTTGTGTTTTACAAACATTTTCAATGTATTGTGAATAAGCATTAAAGCCCTTTACCAAAGCTATATCCTTTATACCAGATGGGGTACTAACTTTTTCAAATAATATTGAAAAGTCTCTTTTTGTCATACTAATATTTAGATTAAGAATACGGATAGCCGTCTTCTATGCTCACTTGATCCCTTGGTGCAATTAAAGATAGGAATAAAGCTGTTTCATGTGTTCCTGAGTTTGTTACAACGTGTTTTAACCCAGTTATGTAATAGTAGCCATTTAAATATGATTCTGTGCTTGCGATTCCAAATTTATTAACTGCAGTTAATCTAACATAGACTAGTGTTCCTACTTTTAATAAAAAGTCACCTGCTATTGTAGCGGTAATTTTAGATGCATATTTAAACGCGTCCATAAATTCTGCTCTTTTAACTGGAGTTTCGACAGGTGTGTTCCAGAAAGCCGCATCATTAAGTCTAAATTTTATATAGGCTTCGTATTTTGATTTTACATCAGGGCACACACAACTATATGGAGCATTTGGTGTTCCCCAAATACATCCAAGCCACTCTTCTCCTAAATCAGAGCTCGCATAAACCTCTCGACATTCTAATGAGGAATTTTCCAACAAAAGATTAAAAGGGCCACTGGATCCGCTTAAACCTTCAGGACATACGCTATCATTTAAATTTAAATTGCCCGTTGTAAACCCTATTGCATCTGCAATTTTTTTTACATCAGGAAAAGAATTTAAACAATCTTCGATAGAATTCGGAGCTAATGTAACTCCACGTGTTATTTTTGCATTTGCACATTCATATGATGAACGACTTGTTACTGAAGTAATAGCTTCTTGAGAACTATTTGTTCCGTAAGTTATAATTTGTTTTGTAGAGTTTGACATATTTTAACCGGGTACTTGTTGGCATGTTCCATCTAAAACGTTTTCGGCCCAGAAGTAATAAACTGTGTTATTGGCATCTACAGTTTCTTTACAGAGTCTAACTATATGGTATATATTTTCTCCAGTCAATCCTTTTCCGGGTGGAGACATTTTAGCACCAATTGGTCTGTAATAAAAACTAGAAGAAGTGCTAACTGGTAGCCAACCTGGTGGAAGATAACTTAGTGACTGCGATGTTGTTAAACCTCTTTCATTTACATTTATAGCCCAAGTCTCGTCCTGTTTTTCTGAAGACTTTACATATGGATTTAAACACCAATTTTCTAAAATATGAGCTCCTGTGCTACCAGAAGATCCTGAACTTCCAGAATTTCCACAAGCACAATAACCAGATGAACCTGTAGACCCACCAAACTCTAGTTTATTCCATTTGTATCTGTATTTTTTTGGAATATTTGCCGAACTTTGGTCTTGTGTTATAGAATTATCTTCTTCATATTTCGTCAGTGCTGCAAAAAAACAATCTTCTTTTTTGCCCATACAACATAGAGAATACAAAACAAAATTTTGTAATTCTAGTGTTCTTAATAATTCTAGGTTATCTCCGGATGCTCCTGTTACACCGGCATTTTCAAAAACTTTATAACGTATATCAATTACTTTTTGCAAATTTGTATCTGATCCAGATATATCTGACTCACTAAATCCTTCTTCCTCGGAAACTGTGTTTGGATAATGTGGATGTATTGGTGTCAAATTAAACATATTTTTCCACATATCTGGTGTATCCAAATATGGCATATATCCAGATTGTCCCATTATGGGCATTTTAGAATATACAGAATCTATTCCAAATTGATTACTCGCATGTGTCAAAAGTGATTTATAATTTGGTGATAGATTTTTATCATAATAACCCCATCCCTGGCTAGTTACTAAACATTCCCCGCCTTTAGGTGCCCCCGTAACACCATTTCGTCCATCTACTGTTACCACATCAATGTTGTATTTTTGACCTTCATCTTGAAAATGATACATTAAATTTTTTATATTTTCGCTTGCCGCACAAGCACCAGTTAATCCATCCAAATACTTTGGAGTCTTTCTGATGTAATAATAATTTTTAGAAATCCATTGAAGTACTGGATTTGTTGCTAAAAAATAAGCTTTTCTATAAAATTTTCCATCCGACAATTCCTGTATTACAGAATCACCTTCAAATACTCCTATTCGTCTATATTCGTCATCAATTGTTTCTTCTGAAGGATCGTCTCCTGGAATTCTTTTAAATGATTTAAAGTTTACACTTGAATCTAAACTAGTCCAAAAAAAGAAATTAGGTTCAAAGTCTTGGTCTACTGCAAATGAAGCTACATAATTCATCATCTCCATAACACTGTCTGACAAATGTTCTTCGCCATCATTGTATGGATTAAATGGTTTATACAAAAAATAATTAGTAGCCAAACTACTGGTATCTTCTGTTTCTTCTTCTACCAGGGGAATCTCAAAAGCTTTTTCTTTTACATCTTTTATAAAATCATTAATCTTAAATACTTGAGGTTTTTTATAACCTAACAAATCATTTAAAGAATTTGTAGAAAACTTTTTATACCATTTATTTGTAAAATGAATTGATACTAACGTATCTTCGCCCACGGAAACTGCGTTATTTACATACGATATACTAGTAATATCAAACTCCCAAATACTTCCATTTAAAAATTTAATAAAAACTTTTTCTAATTTGTTGTTTGCCACATAGCTGACTATATCTGATAAATCTGTAACCAACAAAACTCCAGATGGACACATATCGTTAATATTTTCAACCATCTCTATTCGTTCAAAACGACAAACTGTATTATTAGATGTATTTAATTGTGTTATTACTAAATTTTCATCTTCTTCAGCATTTTCTTTTGCTAAAGTAATTGATTGAATGGTAGAATAAGCCGGATTAAAATTAGACTCTGTATTGGGCATGTCAATTATACTTAGCTGTTATAAATGAAGATCTAAGTACTCCTAAAGAATTTGTAACATATGTTTGAATTGTTTTTGCTGTGTTATCTACTACAGTATTGGCTGTAACATTTTGTCTATTTCTATCGGGAGACAATACAGGTCCACTTTCTTCTTCCAACAATGAATCTACAGTTACAATAGAACCTTGGGGTTGCTTAAATATTGTTTTTCCTTCTTCGACATCTTCAATATAAACAACAACATCTGGTGCAGATTTTTTATTTGATGTATAATATATTCCTCCCCACGAATAAGATCCATCAGAATTTTGTTGCAAAACTACAACTTGTTCTGTTGTTATTCCGGTTCCCGTAGTAATAAAACTTCCAGTACCACCAAATTGTTTTCCTATTGTCATATCACCATTATAAAATGATGAATTTTGAATTCTGGCAAAAGCTCCATCTATATTAAAGTTACCAGTTGATCCATATGAAGCAGTACCACCTGTGTTTGCAATATATGGAACTACAATACTACCAACTGGAAATGCTGATCCTCCTGTTGTTGCACCTGCAGTAGGAAATAATAAAAAATTTACTTTTTGTTGATTTTCTTCTTGAAATAAAACAGTATTTTCTGCTAATAAATCAAATGGGTTGACTGTATTGTTTGCTGCCAAAAAAGCCCAAATGCTGTTTGGGTCTGCATAAACTCTGGCTGCGGCTTCTACTAAAGTTGACTTATTATCGATAATCGTCTCTGTAGTATCAAAAAAAATATTTTCGATATCAAGAAAAGTAAAAAAATTTGATATTGTAAAATTGCCTATAGTCGTTGAAAAAGTTGTTTTAGGTAGATTGTTAAAAAATTTCATGTTGCGGCATTTCCAAAGTATTTTGTAGAAATTTCTGATTTAGATAAAATTTGGTTGGAGGGTGGATCATAAGTTCCCGTTTCAAATTCAGAAAAAACTAACCCCAACATAGTTATCGATGGACCACCATTTGGCAGCAGACGTATTACTGGATCGGTTTCATCATTTTTTTGTACTTTGACCGTTTCTAAAACGCAGACTAAAGGTTCACCGAGCCAGTTTGCTGTTAGATTTACAACACCACCAAAAGCAGCTGCATTACCAGGCCAAACTTGCATAGCCCACAAATTTTGTGGATATGATCTTTCTGGTAATCCGCTTGCAACTGCTGGATATGAAGCCTTTCTAAAAGAACCTACAATTTGTTCTACTTGAACAGATTCTTCATTATTTTTTGGAACAAACAAATATTGAAAGAAGTATTTTTTTCTACCCTCTGAAACCATTGTGGCTTCTGCGATATTACTGAATCGTCTATAAGTTGTGGTAGCAAACATTCTTTCCCAATAATAAGTTGCTGGTTGCAGTTTTCTTTTTAAAACATTAATGGCACCTTTTACGGCACCACCTGCGTTTGCTATACCAGCTGATGTTAGCATAGGGCCAACGGGATTATTGTTGCTTTCTCCGAATTCGTGAGCAACAAGGTAACCTGGTTCCTTTGGCATAGGTAAATTGATTCTTAACTGAGAGCGATTAATTACACCGGCTCTAGTTCTTTCATTATTTCTCAATGAATAGGGCGCAGAATAAAAAGAAAGCCACAACGGTTGTTCTGCTTGCCTAATTCCTGAAGGATAATAAAAAGTTGTTGCCATATATGAATATTTAGAGAATTTGTCTAAATATTATGATGGCATACAAGACAATATTTAATCCTAAAAATCCATCAAAATATGCTGGTGATGCATCAAAAATAGTTTGCAGATCTTTATGGGAAAGAAATGTTTGCAAATTTTGTGATGATCATCCAAATATTTTAAAATGGTCCTCGGAAGAAATTGCAATACCATATGTCAGTCCAATAGACCAAAAGGTACATAATTATTTTCCAGATTTTTTAATACAATTTCAAAATTTGAACGGAAAACAAACTTGGATGATTGAAGTTAAACCAAAAAAACAAACTTTACTAAAAGAAAATGCTTCTAAAAAAGAAAAATCAATTTGGCTTATCAATAACGCTAAATGGAGCGCAGCCAAAAAATATTGTGATAAACACAATATTACTTTTAAAATTTTAACGGAAAAAGATCTTTTCGCAAATGGCAACAAATAACTCAATAACTTACATCAAAGACTTTTTTGATCGTCATAACGGTCTTCAGAGATCAAATAGATTTACCGTATCTTTTATTAATTTACCTGGTTTGCTACAGCCACCGGACAACACGGAAATCAATCCAATAAGTGTTACAATTGGTGCAAGAGCAATCGATGGTGTTGCTGATGGTTTGGCTGGTTATGGAGCAGGTAGAACAGTTCCAAGGTCTCAAAAATTTCCCCAAGGACTTATGATGTCCTTTCCAATAACAACCGATCATTTTATTACTTCTTTTTTTGATCGTTGGTTTAATTCTTTATATTCTGGTGGTCGTCAAAGAGGAAATTTATCACAGGCTTTCCAAGTTGGCTTTTATGATGAATTGGTTGCAAATACTCAAATGAAAGTAAGTCTTTTGGATTTAAACGGAGACCCGACATATACATTCACCTTTTTTGAAATATATCCTGTAGAAACTCTTCCTATTGAATTATCTATGTTGAAACAAAACGAATACAGCGTATATTCGGTATTAATGCTTTTCCGTGATTTTACATTTGTTAAAGGATTTTAATTATGAATTTTCTTGAATCTATACAAAAAACAGTTCCCACATACGAAACAGTTTTGCCTTTTTCTAAAAAACTTGTCAAGTTTCAACCATTTAAAGTAAAAGATGCAAAAAATATTTCTATAATCTTACAGGAAGAAAATAAAAAATTGGCATTAAATGCAATGGTAGAATTATTAACTACCAATTCTTCTGGTGCAAATATTTTAGATTTATGTTTGGCAGATGCAGAATTTTTATTTTTACAAATAAGAGCAAAAAGCGTAGATGAACGTTTAAATTTAATAGTAAACAATGAAAAGATATCTGTTTTTATACCAGATATTCTCCATAAAAATAACATTAAAAACGACAATATTATTCTTTCTGATAAAATGAATATAGTGGTAGAAACGCCAACAATTAAAGATTTAATAAAATTAGAATCACTTGAACATATTGATTTAATGAAAGCATGTATTAAAAAGGTTGTATCTGATGGTGAAATATTTTACGTAAATAAATTTGTATCAGATGAAATAAAAACCTTATTAGACAATCTTCCGATGAATGTTCTTCCTAAACTAGAAAACTTTTTAAAAAACCAACCAGAATTGTATGTTATTTTACAAACACAAACTGGTAGTAAGGAGGTATCTGGTTTTTTAAGTTTTTTTACCTTTCGGTAAAGTTTTTTGATTTGGGTGATTATTTCACAACAAACTTTACCTTAATAAACAACTTTAATTGGAATTTGAGTGATTTAGAAAATATGATTTGGTGGGAAAGAGAAATATACGTTAAAATTTTAATTAATTACCAAGAACAAAAAAGAAACGAAGAGCTTGCAAATCAATATAACATGAAGGGAATTGTAGGACTATGAATGAAAATGAAATCGCAATAGATGTACAAGCTGAACAACAATTGTTTTCGGCT